TGGCTTGTGGTTCCAGTTGTGCTTGAGGCTGCGGTTTTGCATCTCAAATTAGTGCTAATTGTGTAACCCGTCCCCGTCGCTCCGTCCGACCTAGGCGCCACAATCAACCTATGCGTCGCCACACCATTAGCCGTGTGCGAGATGTAGCCAGCAAAGTATCCGCCGCTGTATGCGTCTCCGATGTTTGGCTCGGCGACACCTGCTTCAGATGTCACCACAGGCGCCAGTGCGGTCACAGCGACAGCTGCTGCAGGCACCAGCACGCTGACTTCAGATGTCACCACAGGCGCCAGTGCGGTCACAGCGATACCTGCTGCAGGCACCAGCACGCTGATTCCGGCTGTCACCACAGGCGGCAAGCCCACCACCGCCACCCCAGCCGCCGGCACCCCCACACTCGCACCAGTGCTTACGCCAGGCACCAACGCCGCGACCGTCACCTCCGCAGCAGGCACCACACCACCAGCAAACACCTCAATAAACCCACCAGTCGCCAAGCTGAACGTCTCAGCCGGCAGCGTCAACGCATAGCTGTAATCAACCACCTGCACTGTTGGCCCACTGCTTGCCTCAAGCCGTTCAATCACCAGTGCTGGACCGATCAGCTTCAGTCCAGCAGCCTGCGCAAGGCTGTAGGTATCCAGGCCATCATCAGGCAGCAACGCCACTGCTGCAGCAACACTTGCCGGGTTGCGAGGGTTGAAACCGACCGGGATGGCAATGCTGTTCGCCTTAATGGTCATGGATCCTCCTCGACATTAGAGCCAGGCGCGGGCGATGGCTGCAGCTGATTAACTGGCACTGGAATCCGCACCCAGCTACTGGTTGGTGGTGATGCTCCGTAGTATCCCGTTGCACCGAGATACAGCAGATCAGCACTCACGACCAAGCCGTTGCTGTCCCAGGCATAACTCACCGAATCAGTAAGGAAGGCAGCCTCAACACCTTGCACACGCACATACACCGGTGACAGATCGCGGGTGGGCAGTTCGTTGAAACCAGTGATGACATTAAAGCCATAGGCATGACCTGCTTCAAGTAGTGCCTGAGCAAGGCCGAACTCTTCCGCCCTCCGTTGCGCCCTGCTTTGGTTTAAGTTCCGGATGTATTCGGTCATGCCACCTCATCCCAGGAAAAGAAATCATCCGGAGCAAACGGCATCACGTAATCTCTGACTGCCGTTGTAATGCTGTTGGTTAAGTCACTGATGAATGATAGCCGACCGTTGATGTACCGGATGCCGGTATCATTTTCGGTTAGCTCATTGCGGTTGATCGCCTGGTCGCTTGGCTTGGTGGGCGCTGATGGCCGGCCTGCGTTAGTTTGCACCTCGGTGCCTTGAAACACCAAAGCCTTCATTGATTCCACTGCGTCACTAATTTGTTGGCCCCATTCTGATGGATCAATGCTGCTGGACTGCAGTTGACGCATCTGCTCTGCAAAGGATTGCTGCCCGTCTTGCGTTAAACCATAGGCGATCCATGTTTTAGCAGTGGTGCGAGTTGTGGCGGCACCAGCGTCGTCAAATACGGTGGTATGGTCAAGCTCGCGCACGGTTGAAAGGAATAGCTCAACGCCAGGCGTATAATCTTCGTAGCTTGGCACTGCAAGGCTGCCGGCTAGTTCAGATGTAGTGATACTGGTTTCGATTCGCTCCTTGATAAGTACAGGCCCGTCAACAGATGATTCTGATTCATATTCGATCTCGATCAATGTAATGGCATCACCAGAGGGCAAGCCTTCACCACGGGACAGTCGATTGGCAACAAGTGAGCCATTCACCGATGCTTGCGTGGTGCGCCGTTCTTCAACTTTCAAAACAGCGACATCGGCAGCATTCTGCATCCCCAGGATGTCAGTGTATTCCATCCGGGTGTAAGCAATATCTGTTTCGCTGGTGTCTACACTGGTCAGCGATACTGAACTAGCCGTCCCATCTTCAGTGACATACTGAATCGTGATGGTGCGCGGCGGCGAAACGGTGTTGTCGTATGTCCAGTTTGTCATGGCGCGGTAGCGGCTGAGTTACTGAAAGTAAACGGCCGATCAACCCATCCCTGCCAGTTTAGCCGCTTGCGTTCTTGATACTGGGCGTTCGCTTCGGCGCCGTTGTATTGCACTGTGTATTCATCAGGCGGCTGGACGGCACCATCAATCGCCTCGATGCTGAATAGGTTATCGGTTGTGAGCACTGGGCCAAGCCGTCCAAGCTGAAAGTTCAAGCCGCGAATCTGCAGCTTGCCATCAGGCATGATTCTGCCAAACTTCGTTTCAGAGCGGATTAGGTCACCGATGATTTGAACGTAGCCGCTGTCTAGGTTGATTGTAGAGCGAAGGAATACGAAATCAAGGTTGGCACTATCATCTGACAGTTCAAGGTCGATCTTTTCTAGGCAGTATTCCAGCAGGCTTTGCGCTCTGATCGTATTCGCTGCAACGGCAACGCGCTGCGTCTGGTATTGATTTTCTGGGCGCTCCGGTCCTATCCAGCTGCCATACGGGATATAAACCGGCACGGTTACCCAGTTCGGTGGTTCATGCTCCCATGCCTTATAGAGTTCTTTACGCTTCAAACCTTCCATCAGCGTGAGTTTGCAGCCGATCTCAATTTCAGTCGTCCGCTCAATCACGTTCGGCAACGCCCTCAGCACATACATCGGCTTAGGAAATGCCGTAATCAGCCCCAGCTGTTCGCGCACAATCACCAGGTTGGCCGGCGTGCCCCTTGCTGGGTTGAGGATTCCATCCATCAGCAGACGGCCGCTGGTTTTGATCAGTCCGCTGCCATCACCAATATGGTTTGAGCCAACATCACCCGAGATGCACACGCCCAGGTCGGTGGCAACAGTGGCGCGGAAGTCAACCGTCATCGCACCTGCCTCAGCTCAATGCTCACCAGATACCGCGTCACCCTGGCACCTGCCACGATCACCGGCACCTGATCGATTACCGGCGGTGATACGGGGAACCAGGAGCCGACCGCTGGCACGGTGGCGATCGTGGTTTCATACCACGTGCGGATCGTTGCATCCGCTCCAGCAGTCTGCGTCCAGCCTTCGATGCGCCGTACCTTGGTGGCCAGCAGCGGGCCACGGATCACATGGGTGCCGGTGCCAGCCAGCTCCAGCGTTGGGCCGTCGTCATGGCCTTCTGGCTGTGCGGTGAGGTTGAGTGTGATCGTGCCGAGGGTGTAGGTGCCGGCTGCCTGCTCAACATCGTCTACGAGGGTGCCAACTTCTAGCTCGCGCAGCATCACGGCGAGCTGTTGGGTGGCATCCACCAGCTCGAACGACACACCGACCATGGCACCAATCGCGGTCGGCACGGGAGGCTCACTGAACCAGGCGCCAACGTTGGTCCAGGCCATGCCGTACAGCGTGCCGCTGCAGGCCACGGTGCTGCCCACGGCCAGGCTGATCATGGTGTCGGGTTCTGCGATCCGCAGCGCCCGCCAAGTGGTGTAGATCCCGTCAAGCGTCAGCCAATCTGCCGGGGTGAGGATGCACTGAACGGGCCAGCGACGCACGGTGCGGCCAGACTGCGCATCACCAGAGTGGGTGAAGGGGATCTGCTGCAGTGCGGAAATGGTGAGGCTGCCAACGGTGATCGCCATCAGCTCACCTCATCATCTGGCGGATCACCTGGCTGCCGGTTGGTCCGGTCTTCATGGCAACGTTGACGTTCCACTGTTTCCGCGCCAACTCGCCAACCTCCTGCCGCAGTTTTCCGACTTCGACGGCGAGGGCGGCATTGCTGCTGCCACTGGTCATAATTGGCGTGGTGCCGGGGCGTGATGGCAGGGCACCTTGATCTTGCAGCCTTGAGGTGATGCCTGCGGGGATCACGGTGCCGTTGGTTGGTGCACGCCAGATGGAGTTGGGCGCTGCATTGATGAGGGAGAGGCGCCCACCAGAGAGGAGTGCTTCCTGGCCCAGTTCGTTCACGCGATACTGCTCACCAGCTTCCACCGGGCCACCCGTCCAGCGGGAGCCGGGGAGGCGTGATGCGCGTTCGAGCCAGTCGTAGAACACCTTGGCAGCGCCGGCTGCAGCTGCAGTGCGTTGGGCGACGGTGGCCATCTGCGTGTCCAGTGACAGGCCCGCGATGCGTTCGGCGAAGGTCTTGGCAGATGACAGCCAGGCGGCGAAGTCCCGAGCGCCTTGCGCTGCAGCCGGCGCACGATCGCCCGTGGTGGTGAACGCATCGGCGATGCCATCAGCTGGGGATTGCGCGTCACTCACCGCACCTTCGAGCTGGCCGGCCTGTGTCGCTGCAGCGCCCAGGTTCTGGGCATAGCCTGCGGCGATGTTGTTCAGCCCACCGGCGATGCTGGCGACATTGCCTAGGTTGACGGCCGACTGTGCAGCGGCAAGCTGGTAGCCGTTCTGTGCCGCACGGGCCCGCTCTGCGTTGATCGCGGCACTCTGCTGCGCGGCAAGGATCTGCGCTTCGAGGGGCTGGGTTTGAGCGAGCAGGCCCAGCTGCTCCCCGCGCACACCGAGCATGAGTTGCTGGAGGCCCACCTGTGAGCGTGCGAGTGCAATGGCACCCTGATCACCAGCGGCGATGGCTTCCTGCAGTTTCTTCTGCGCCTCAAGTAGAGCGAGTTGCTGTTTCCTGAACTCAACATTCGCCTCAAGCACCTGTTTGCGCTGGGCGATCTCCAGCATCTTTGATTCCAGCTGCTGTTGCTGCAGGAGTGCTTTGTAGCGAGCTTCGGCAGCGGCGCGGTCTACTTTCTGGATCCGTTCTTTAATTGAACCGATTTCAGATTCGGATGCGCCGCGTTCTTCAGCCTTCTGCAGTTCATACTCTAGGTTGCTGCGTACTAGATCAAACCGGCTCTGTTCTTCTGCAGCAAGTGCACGTGAGAGGCTAACCAGCTTCTCTGCAACCGATAGCTGTTCCGTTGCCAGGCGCAGGCTCGATTGCTTGATGACTTCACCGATCTCTTGTTCTACTCTCTTGCGGGCTTCGGCGGCTTGCTTGACCTTGCTTGTTTCAGCAGCGAGGGCTGCAGTTTTGGTAACAGATCCATCGAGTTCAATGTTGAACCCAGCTTGAGCAGCTTGCTCTTGCAGTCCGTTGCGTGCGGTTTCAGCTGTTGCTGCAGCAATCTGCCGCTCTAGGGGTTGGGTCTGGGCGAGGACGCCTAAACGTTCCTCATTGACACCAAGCGCAGCACGCTGCAGTTCAACGATTGCTTCAGCTTTAGCTCGCTCTTCGGTGCTGGCATCTGCTGATAGTTTCTTCAGTTCAACTTCTGCCTGGAGTAATGCCTTGCGTGCTTCAAACACACTTAGGTCTGCTTCGGTGCGTGCCTTCTGCTGGCTCAGCTCCAGCAGTTTGGCTTCCAGTTGCTGCTGTTGGATCAGCGCCTGATACCGCGCCTCTAGGGATTGCCGGTCTTGTTCTTGAATGCGGGACTTGATCTCCCCGATCTGGCTTTCGGATGCACCCCGCTCCTGCGCCTTAGATAGCTCAAACTCCAGGCCAGCCTTCACTACCGCGAACCGTGACTGCTCCTGGTCAGCAAGTGCCTTGCTGAGGCCCACCAGCTGCTGACCTACCGACAGCTGCGCCTCTAGGTTGCGGACTGGTGCTTCAGCGATGATCTTGTTGAGCTGCGCTTCGGCTTCGGCGCGGGCTTGAATGGCTTGCTTGACACGATCTTGAGCTTCGGCATTTTGATCGGTCGCGGCGGTATTTTTACCGGTTGCATCGGTTGAAGCAGACTGAACACCAATCTGCTTTTCCGTAGCACCGCGCAGGTTGTCTAAAGCCTTGGCGTTGGATACAAGGCTTCTTGCTTGTGATTCATAGAACTTGGCAAGATCAGCATTGCCAAGCCGTGCTTGTTCAGTCGCCAGCAGCTTTGCGCGTTCCGCCTGTGCGCGATAGGCTTCAGCAACCTTCTGAAGCTCAGCAATATATTCTTGAGCTTTTTTACGCTGCTCATCAGTCACTTCACCTGAGCGCTTTAGCTCGTTGACGAACGTAACTGCTGAGTTAAAAACCTCGTTAAAACCTTCTTCCAGCTTCTCGGTTTCATCGACCAGCCGGAGCAGCGTCCATCCTTCGCGTGCATTGCGGAACACCTCGCCCAACCCCAGGAAGCCACCCCTTGCTTGCCGTGCCTTTTCGGCGGTTGTATCTAAATCGACGCCGAGCTTTGTCAGTGCTTCGCTGATTGCTTTATTGGAATCCTCAAACTCTTTGGATGCTGCAGCCTGACCACCTAGCACGAACTCCCAGGTCTTGAACAAGGCGATTGCAGCGCCAAGCGCCAATGCAAGAGGTGCTAGCGCCAAGACAGCGCCTTTTGCCCCAGCAATGAACGATGCAAAACTAGCCGACTGAAGATAAGTAGTGAACTGCAGAACGCTTGCTGATGCTGCAGTAAAGCCAGTTACCAGTGTTGTTTTAAGAGTGGTAGCAATAGCGCTTAGCACTGTGCCAACACCTAGGCTGCCAATCAGGCTTAGCTGAGTGATGAGGCCGGGGATCACGGCGACAGCAGCCTTGACCCCGCCCACCAGGGTAGTGGCCATGGTGCCAGCGAGCATCTTAATTTCTGCTGCTGCAATCTGAACTGCCGTAACAGTCATTGCACGCTGGAAGATCACAACAGCAGCAGTTGCAGCAGTTGCAGCGCCGGTCATCAGCACCAGCGCCGATGCGGCTGCCTTCACTGGTGCTGGCAATCCCGCGATCACTCCAACTAGCTGATTAGCCAGCCCTACCAGCGGCGTGAGACCTGCGGCGGCGACACTGCCTAATGTTTTGCCAATTGAATCAAGCGTACCGGTTAGCTGAGTGACTTCCATTTGGAAGCCTTGCATAGCATCCCTGGCAGTATCCGTGGCGCCTTTGGTGTTGGCCATGGAGGCGGCCATCCTGCGGATTTCCTCTTCGCTTTGATTCAGCAGCGCCAGCCACTTAGTGCCGTCGTCTTCGCCGCCAAATAGGTTTGCGGCAAGACGGATTTTTGACGCAGGTTCTAGCTTGTCAAATGCTCCCTTTAGCTTCAGGAGTGTTGTTTCCATCGGCTGCAGCGTGCCGTCAGTCTCGAAGATGTTGATCCCGAGCTGCGCCATGGTCTCGGCCGCCATCTTGGCCTGGCCAGTGAGCTGCCCGACGCTATCGCCAGCGGATGGTGCAGCGCTGGCCAGCTTAGACAAGCCGTTTCTAAGGGTGACGCCAGCTTCTGATGCATCAATGCCGGCATTGGTGAGCAATCCAATTGCAATGCCGAGTTCTTCAACGGATACGCCAAGGATTCGCGCAACGGGTGCAGCGTATTTGAACGCTATACCCATGCCATCAACGCTCGCGGCTGATGCGTTGGCACCGGTTACTAGCGCATCTACCACACGGGTAGCATCGCTGGCCTGTAGGCCAAAGCCTTTCAGCGAAGCGGACACCACCGAGCCCATTTGCGCGAATCCGGTGCCGGTAGCTTCTGCACCGCGAACAATGGCGCCAAGGCTGGCGTTCATTTGATCGACGGTCATGCCGCCGCGCACCAATTCAGTAGCAAGCTGCGCTACCTCTTGCTGAGTGCCAGCCGCCTCGATACCGACCTGATCAATGGCCCGTGCGATCTTGTCGTAACCGCCTGCTTCACCAGCTGCGGCAGCAGCTTGACGAATTTCGGTATCTAGCGCTGCAAACCCTGTCACCAGGCTGCCGATGGCGTTTAGCGCGGTGCCAGCTGCTTCGGTGACGGTATTGGTAAGGCTGAATGCGAGGCCTTGAATTGCGCCATCAATGAGGTTGAAGCCATCAGCAGCCTGGCCAGCTTTCGCCAGCTCTCGCTCGGTGTCCTGAATGGCAGATTGCAGCTCCCTAAACCGCTGGCTGCCGATCTGCGTTTTCTCTAGCTCGCCTTGCAGTTCGCCAAGCCGTGAGCGTAGGGCGATGATGCTGCTGGGATCAGCATTGATCAGGAGCTTCTTACGCTCCAGCGCTTGCAGTTCACCTTCAACGCGATCAATCTGCTGGCTGACTTCAACGAACTCCTGAGAATCAACGTCAATCGTGACGCGGCGCTGCTCCAGCTCGTTAAGTTCAGACTTGAGCTTGGTTGTAAGAGCCGTAATGCTGTTGCCGTCTACATTGATCAGAATCTTCTTCTGCTCAACTTCAAGCAACTCACGCTGTACGTTGTTGATCTGAACCTGCAGGTCAGCAAACTCCTGAGAGTCAACCGATACCTTGGTCTGCCTGGTTTGCAGATCGGTCAGCTTGGCCTGTAGTGCCTCGATTGAGCTGGCGTCAATCGTGACCGCAGTGCGCTTGCGTTCCAGCGCTTGCAGCTCACCTTCGACGCGATCTATCTCCTTGCCGAGAGCAACGAACTCCTGGGAGTCAACATCGATTTTGAGCTGTCGTTCCTGCAGGCCGTTTAGCTCATTGCGTAGCTTGGCCGTAACTGCTAAAAACGAGTTAGCGTCGGCATCAATCAGCACCTTCCGTTGGCTGATTTCCTGCAGTTCCTTTTCGGCTGCATTGATCTGCCGCTGCAGTTCAATGAACTCCTGCGAGTCAACGTCTACCTTGACCTGCCTGCTCTGTAGATCCGCCAGCTTGGTTTGCAGTGCGGTAACAGAGCGATCGTCCACCTGGATCAGTACCTGCTGGCGCTGTACAGCGCTGATCAGCGCTTGGACTTCCTTAATCTGTGCGCCAGCCTTCTCAAACGCGGACGAATCAACGGCTACCTTTAACTGCCGTTGCTGCAGCCGGTTCAGCTCCTGGTTCAGTGCAGCAAGGCTCTTGCTGCTGAACCCTTGGATGCCATCCCCGATCCCCTTGCCAACATTGTCGCCAGCGGTCTTGGCACGGGTCTCTAACTGCTGAAACCCACGCAGCAGCTCCGAAAAATCACCACCAACCTTGACCTGAAAATCACTCACGGGGTCACCACGACGGTTGGATTGGTCCAGCGGATGACGATCTGATCAATCACGCCGATGCCTTGCCCCGGTGCATCGCCTTCGATGCTGGTGCTGGTTGCACCGGGCAGCAACGCCACCACACGACCGGCAACGGTCTGCAGCTGACCGGCCGACTGCCAGCCGGAGACATAGATCCGCCAGGTGGGATTCGTCAGCGTCTCGGTGCTCAGCATTACCTGCTCAGCGAACCGTGGCACGGCAGTAATGACGATCTCGATGCCGTTTACCACCGTGCCAGGCGGCAGCTGTTCATTCGTTGCCAGCACCGCCATCGCTGGCATGGTGGACCCACTGGGCAGGGTGTATGTGCCCAATGCTGCTGCGATGGCCGTATCAGCCAGCAGCCGGTCATAGATCGCCTGTGCAGTGGTCGGCAGGGCCATGGCTCAGTTTTCCGGCAAACTCACCAAACGCCAGCCAGGCCATGGAACTGCCACTGCAGGAACAGCTGAGGAATGAGCAGTGGCGGCGAATGATTCAGGGTGCGGGCAGCCGCGACCTAGAGAACCTGAAAACCGTTGCGCTGGCTATCCTCGACTATGCCGAAACCAACCGACGGTTCGCGTTGCAGCAGGCCGCTGCAGGGTTGCCCAGACAGCAAAACACCCCAGCCGCCTGAGCAGCCGGGGTGCAGCAGAGTGGAGATCAGAACTCCAGCTCGTAGGGGCCGTAGGCACGCAGGGTGGTGCTGTACTTCACGATCTCACCGGCGGCATTGGACTCCTCGAAACCGGTGAAGCGGCCGTAGCCGTAGCTGGTTTCGTTGAACCCGGTCGGGCCCACCCTCGCGTATTTCACCATCAGGCCTTCGCGCACTGACTCCTTAGCGGAAATGCGCAGCAGCTTGTAGGCCGCGTCGCTGTGGTTGGTGACACCCTCCAGGCTCCAGGACATGGACTTGCTGGTAGCGATCGACGTGTCGAACGACTTGGATTCGTCGTCGTAGGTGATCACCGTCTCCTCACCCTCAGACTCGCTGGGAGCGCAGTTGGTGAGGCCCAGCAGGCGAATCGGTGCATCGGTGCCGTTGAGCAGCATCGAGCTGCCAACCACTGCCCCGCTGGTAACGGTGGCCTCGGTCTGGTTGGCTGCGGTCAGTGCGTAGGTCAGCGTGAACGGCGCAGTGGTCGTCACGGCGGTGACCGTGAAGGTGCCGTTTGCAGCAGTAAACGGTGCGGGCAAGTTGGCCACGCCGATCACGCTGCCGTTGGCGATGCCATGGGCGCTGCCGAACGTCAGTGTCACCACGTTGGATGCGATGGCAGCCTTGGTGACCACCTTGGTATCACCGGCCAGCAGCTTGAACGTGGAGCCGGTGCCATGCGGGAACACCAGCGAGGTGTTAGCCATCACCGTGGTGTTGTCGATGAACTTACCAGCACCGAGGCCTGCATTAGGCAGCAGGGTGGACAGGTTCACCGATCCTTTCTTCAGGACCTGGAAAAAGAAGTTGTAGCCGTAGGCCTGCGAGTAGACCGAAGACATGGGGATGCGTGATCGCTTCCCTTTCAGCGGTCCACTACCCGGTATGCCGTGCTAACGGCTTAAGGATGGCGCGGAAACCTAGCGGCAACCCGCCCTGTGCCTGCTGCTGTGAGCTGTTACCCCCGTGGTGTGTGCCACTGCCCAAACAACACCCGCAAGCCGTTTCAGGCACGGGTGTGGTGGGCTGGTCGGTACTGGAGCCTTGGGTACTTCGCCAGCATCACGGAAGCTGAGATCAAGGTGAATCGGGTGTATCGGGAGATGGCCGAGTGGAAAGAGATGCAGCTTCCTCCGCCCACACTGCTCCCACTGCTCCAGAAACGGGAGCAGGCACCGCAAGACAGCACACCGGCTGATCCTCACCAGGCCAGTGAAACTGCCGGGTCTGGCCTGTAGCGGTGCCTTCCGCGATCAGGAATCCTCGCCAGCCATCGGCGGTGGGTTCAGGCGCCAGCAGGATGGCATCAGTGGCGATGAGCGCGAGCCGCTGGGGTGTTGGCTGGCCTTGGCCGGCAGTGTGCAGCACGTCGTAGAACGCGAGGGCGAAACCTGGGAACTGGTGCTGGTTGAGCAGCGCGAGCATGGCAGCACCAGCCTCTGATGGCGGGCGTTCACCAGGCTGCTGCTGGCGGAAGAAACAGAAGTCTGCCAGCGGCGGCGGCTTGCCGTCAGCGTGCGCGTTCACATAGGTCTGAGTGAGGGATGCGACTGGGAGCTCAGCCCAGTGCAGCTGCTGCATCAACCAGCGCTCACCTTCCTCGATCGCTTCCGTGATGTAGGAGACGGGGAGGGATGCGAATCGTTCGCGGCTGAACTCAGGAGCAGCGGGCCAGAGTCTGCGGCATCGCCAGAATGCTGCGGCCCAATCGGTTGGGGCGGGGCTGAGTTGTCCTGAGGCGCGAGCTTTCCCAGCGTCTCGACCATCCCTTCAATCAGTTCCTCGGGTGACTTGGCCGGGTTCTTGCCGTTCTGCTCATCACCAATGAAGTTGTAGATCGCGGTTTGGAGCGGCTCGGGCAGCTCGGATGAATCAGCTTCGGTCCAGGCTTTGCAACCGGGCAGCCGGTGGGCGATGGCAGCGGTAACGGTGCGTAGGACCTGCTGGCGGTGCGCCTTGCCGAGGGTAATGGTCATCTCAGCGATCAATGCGCTGTGCGCGAGCATCAGGCGCTGTTCTGCGGGCTCGAGCGGGACGGGGATCCCCAGGCGAGTGGAGAGGATGCGGATTGCGAGGCACTGGGCTTCGATCTCGGTGTGACCGCTGGTCAGCAGGGCATCAGCGAGGCGTGATGATTCGCGGGTAACGACTGCCTGGTATTCATGTTCCCTGATGGCGATCTCTTCACCAGCCAGCAGCGAGCCGAAGACGGGGAACTCAAGGGAGCAGACTTCACCGTTGACGGTGGCGGAGATGGTGCGCGTCTCGCGCTTGGGCGCGACAACGAACGGGAGTTGAGGCACGACAGCGCTGGGTGGGGTGCCGTAGGTTTCCGGCTCAGCGGCGGAGCTGCGCTAGCCAGACGTTCCTGAGGCGATCGGCAACGTTGTAGGTGACAATGCCGGAGACGTTTTCCTGGCCGAGCACGGCGCGGGTCCAGGGGCGGGCGGGAACCATGACGGATCTGGCGCCCTTGTACGGCGGACGCCGGCCCCATGCCCAGATGTGGCCGCCTTCATGCACGAATGCCGCGTAATCTGCCGACCACTTGAATATAGCCTCATAGGGGCCAGTCATCTGGTAAGAACCAGACTGCCTGAGGTTACCGTTATCAATAAGGTTGCGGGGGTTTGGTGGCGTGATGCCCTCCCCTCTGCCGTAGCTGGCGGCCTTCTTTGCCACGGTGTCGCCCTTGAGCTTTCGGGTCGGCAGGTTTCGTGGCCATGCCCACACGTTAGCGTCGAACGACTCCTGAAACGCGCCATAGAGCTCACCCATCACGATCTCGGTGGCCCGTTGCGCGGCCTGTTCAGCGAGCTTGGCGAGGTTCCCTGATTGAACCGTAACCCGAACTGACATCAGCCTGCCGCCTGGAACTCGACGCGGATCTTGTCACCGAGCACCGATCGCACTTCGGCGCCGATGCCACCAGTGCCGAACGGATCCGCCAGGCCCAGGATCGTGACTTCACCCTGTTGCGCAGGCTGTGTGATCGTGGGGAGCTGCTCCAGCACGGTGAGGATCCCCCGGCCATTGGCACCAGGCAGCAGCCCTGCAGGCGCCAGGCCGGTTGTGGTCCATGTGAAGGCTGACCGTGCCGCCAGCCATGAGGTATTGGCCGGCAGCGCTGCCCATTGGGTGATGTAGCCGTCCAGCACCTGCCGGCGTGGATCGATGCTGGGCAGGCCTGTCGCGGGGTCAGTGCCGCTGTTCTTGGCGAAACACTCAACCACCCAGCTACCGGCTGCAGCCGGCACACCAGAACGGAAGTTTGCTGGTGCGACCGGCTGGGGCAGCAGGATCCGCAGGTTGGCGTAGGGCGCGAGGTCAGTTGCCATCAGCGGCGGCTGGTGCCACGGTTCCGCTCAAGTTTCCGCACCTTCGCTGCAGCGGCCTGCGCACGCTTTACGTTGGCGCGGATATTGGCAGCACCGGAATCTTTGCGGCCGCTGAGACCACGGGTTGAGGTGCGGCCACCGGCAAGCATCTTGGCCTCACGTGCGGCGGATGTAGCAGCCTTGTAGGCAGCCTTCGCCTTGCTGCTGCTGGCCTTGCTGCTGAACTGTTTGGTGCGTGCGGATTGGGCAGCCTTGGCAGTTGCTGCAGCAGCGCGACGTGCGGCCTTATTGCCCGAGCCACGGTTTGATTGAGCAGCAACCTTGGATTGCTGCTGAGCGCGAACGTAGCTGGTGCGTGCGCTGGAGTTCTTGCGGCCAGCGAGGGCGTTGCTGCTAACTTCCTTGACCAGCTTCTGCTTACGCTCAGCCACATTGCTGGACTTGGATTTGGCTTTGCCTTTACTACCACTTCCCTTGCGTCCACCGCCGCCACCAGTGCTAGAGAAGCGGCCGATGCGATCACGTTTGTACGTTCTAGCCATTGCGGAGGGAGATCAGGTAGCTGATCTAGCTTTCCCGTCTGAACTCAGCTCCGCATCAGCCGTGCGCTGGAACCGTCGCCACCGTCGTAGGGCTTGATGCCGAGTGCCTGGAGGATCTTGTGTTTCAGCTGCGCCATGCGTGCGGCGAGTACACCGCCAGCGGTAGCGTCAGCCCGGCCACCAGAGACGGTGCGAACCTTGAGCAGCGAGGTATCCCACTCCAGCACGTCAGCTTTCTTCTGCCGGTCCTGACGGGTGAGTGTGGTGCCAGGGATGGGGCCTTCATATTCCTGCGCGTTGCTCAGGTGGGCGGTGCCTGCTGCGACCTGATCAGACCAGTCCTGTTCGAGGTCTTCGATCTCATCAATCCATGACTGACAGCGTGCAACGGTGCCGGGTGACACGTCTGCAGCGCGGTTGAGGATGGTTGTGAGGATCGTGAGGTTGTATTCGGAAACGGGCCAGAGGGCATAACCACGAATGAGCTCGCGATCATCGCGGGCGCTGCCGGCATTCGGCCGCCAGAGCGGGTTAAGGGTTGGAACTGCCATGGCCTAGGTTTCCTGTGCCGTGATCCAGTCCTTCAGGTCGCGCACGTACTGCCTGAGCTGGTGTGCTGCGCGAGCGTGGAACGGCTCGCCGGTGGTGCGCAGCAGGTGCTCATGCCGGTCGATCGCAGCCAGTGATTCGCGGATCAGGTTGTTCCACGGCGCCCTGGTCGGCGGCTCCCACTCGCGGGGCATCGTGGTGGCGTGCGTGACTGGTGGAGGTTTCCGGTGGGGGCGGAAACCTAAGCCGTTCGATTCCCCCCCCACCATGAACGCACCCAAGGTGACCGCCGTAGGCCGGATGCTCCGCCCGAAGCACGGCGAGCCGCAGCGGCATCACATCATTGCTGTCTCGGCATCGGGCCAGGTGCGCACGGTGATCAACCGGCAAACTCAGGCACCAGCAGCAGACTGATGCCAAAGGGCAAGGGTTACGGGAAAGGCGGCGGGAAGAAGAAGCGCGGCGACTGGGAGATCTGAGTGTCACCAGTCACCTTCCCTGCTGACCCTGATCACGCGAGCACCAGGGCCCGCCAGCTCTAGGGCAGTGGCGATGGCCTGGGCCTGGGTGATGGCGTAGAGCTCGATGGGGCCGGTGGTGAGCTGGACGTGGTAGAGGCGGGGCATTAGGTGGGGTCCAGTTCGGCGGCGATGCGGTGCAGCCTGTCGTAAATGCGTTTCTCGGATTCGTTTTGGCAGCGGCCATCAATCACCTGATCCGCTGCAGCGCGCAGGGCGGCGGCAATGGTCGCGTAGATCCCAGGCTCGGGCTGGGCCAGGGCGGCGCGGGTGCGGGTGATAGCAGCGTTCCAGCTTTGCCTCCAGTTAACGTAATCGCCTGGCTCTGCTTGATCTAACTCAACCAGCTCAGCGCACAGGGCGCGGAAGACAGTCGTCATCGGTCGACCTCCTGCTCAAGCCAGCGGATGACGTTGTAGCCGCAATCGTTCTCCCTCAGCCACTTCGCCACCTCGCGAATTGCGGCGCGGGCTGCACCATAGGGCAGCTCTCCAGCATCCATGGCAGCTTGAGACTGCGGACCCATCGCATTTGCCACCCTCTCCACCAACCCCCCAGGCTGGGCCTCGGCGCTGGCGGCGCGGAGTTCGGCCATGGCGGGATCGGGAGTCGGATCGGCGGCGTCCAGCGCAATCAGCCGGTCGAGCTTGTCTTGCTGCGCGGCCTCTAGCGCCTCCACCCGCCGAACGATGGCATCAGTGCAGAACCGATGGCTTTCGGCCTGATCTAGCTGGTCGGCCTCTAGGGCTTCGACGCGGGCGCGGAGTTCGAGGATGCAGTTGAACGCGCCAGACCAAAGACGGGCGTCTTCCTCGCATTTGGCCCACTGCTCAGGCGTGGCGCGGTGTTGGTCGGTCATGACTAGGTCTCCGTTGTGAGTGATCAGGCCGCAGCCAACCGGCGAGCGGTGGTCTGCGAGCAGCCGAGGCGCTCAGCGATCACCCGATAGGTGAGCCCATCGCGGCGCCAGCGGCGGGCGCGTTGCTGGCGGGATTCTGTCAGCCATAGCAGGCACAGCAGCGGGAGCAGCAGCAGCACCAAGACGGTGCAGAAAACAGTTGTGGTCATGGCGGTTAATAGTGGTGTGGTGGCGTCGGCCGTCCGACTTCCGCATCATACCGCTGCGGTTGCCCAACTGCAACAACCTACGCCATCTTGCTCAGCCACAGCCGCCCACCGCCAGAGATCGACGCATGCAACACCGTCGCCACCTTATGCGCCTGGGCGTCCGGCAATTCCACTGCAGCAGCCCTCAGCGCTTGCCTGGTGGCGTCCTCATCCCGTGCGGACACGCAGGCATGGCACAGCAGAAAAGCGGCTAGATCGGGTGGGAGTTCCACTGTTGCTGTTGCGCAACTGCAAGGCTATTGTGGCAGTTCCCCACCAAGGTGCAGTTAATGCCCACCCAGACCACCGCACTCACCGGCGATGCGCTCAAGGCCAAGGTCGCCGAACTCGGCCCGCAGCCTGAATCCGACATCGCCATCGCCTGCGGCTACATCACCGCCAACGGCAAAGCCAAGCTCTCAGCGTTCAAGGATGCCCTCCTGGCTGCCCATGGCCTGAGCCTCAAGCCCGCCAAGACCGGCGGCCGCAAGGGCAAACCGCTCTCCTTCACGGTCACGACCGGCAAGACCGGGAACATCGTGATGGCTGGCGGCTATTCCGCCCTGCTGGGTATCGAGCCTGGCGGCACTGTGCAGATCACCCATCAGGGTGATGCTCTGATCCTCACCGATGCTGGTGTGCCGGCACCTGCCGCTACTGCTGAACCGGTCGCCGCGATCGGTTCGCCCGTCGTCACCTATGACTCTGTTCCCCAGCCTGAGCCTGCCCTGGCCGGTGCGGTTACTCCGTTCTGAACAACGGCACCGATTCATCTAGCGACGGCTGACCTTTCGGGTACAGCCGACGCTCTGATGCCGTAGGTGTACGCAATGCCCGTGCCAGTTCGGCGCGGGCTTTTTCAATGCTGATCTCTCGCGCTTTGGCGTAAGCCTCAACGCCACGCTCATGTTCAGCTCGCCAGCGTTTGGAATCCAGCAAAACATCCTGCGTTTCGGGATCGGATTCCTCGACAGCCTCGTTGGGAACGGGGATAGCAACGCATCGGCAACGCGGATGGTAAGGAATTGGCGCCCGGTCTACCGGATAGATCCTCCCGTTCCTGCTGGCACACGTCGGGCAGGTCCGCTCATCATTGGATGCCAGCACCCGCACGTAACCATCACCGCGTTCACGCGCACGCTGCAGGCTGCCTTTCACGTAGGCGGTGGCCAGCTCCGACCTGGCGATCAACGCAGCACGCTGCTCAAGCCCTAGCCGTTGGTTAAGCCGTTTCGGGTCACGGGCGCCGCGTAGTGCTTCGCGAATCTGGCGTTCCAGGCGAGTGGGGCCCCAGCCACGGGCGATGCCTTCACCCACGATCTCCACCATCTGCGCACGAAACCGGGCCGTTTCGTTCTGGATAAACGCTGAGGCATTCAACGCTGCAGCGCGTACAGCCAAGGGATCAGCGCCAGCGAATGGCATCATCGAATCCGGCTGGCTGACCAGGGCAATCAGCTCCGTTGCCAGGTCGCTGCCCAGCTTGGTGGCCTCGCGCAGATCCCGTTCGTAGGACTCACGCCAGAATGCCACCTCAGTGGGCGTCATGAACTGCTGGGCATCCTGCAGGATCGCCCTGAACTTCGCGGTCGATTCGGCGGTGGTATATGCACCGGAGCGGCGAGTGACCTGCCCCTCAGGATCGGTTGTGATACCGCCTATGTCGCTCAGGTAGGCGTTATACGACCGGCGAAGTGTGGTGAGCGTGCCGTCAAGCGAACGACGGAGCAGCGCGAGGGTGTTGTTGACGCTGCGCCGCTCCAGTTCCGCCAGGGTTTTGGCGTAGTCATCAGCGATGCCGGTGAGCTGCCGTGGCCCTGGTGTTGCCATTCAGCGATCAGGCAGCCTGGGGCATGACGCACGCGCCATCCATCGGCTCAGGGTCGTCGTCGTTCTCGGCATCATCGAAGGCGACCAGCAGATCGTGCTTCACCATTTCGATGGCACCGACGATTTCCATCATGGACAGCGGATCGTCAAGATCCATCTGCTCCGAGACGGTGTTGTGCAGCGCTTCGTAGAGGCTTGCGGCAGACATGGTGGGTGGTGTCTGGGACGGCTTAGGTTTCCGGTTACAGCTCGCCCAGGTCGTTCAGGCCCACGTTATCGGCAGGTGCTGGACGTTCGGCACGGATGCGGTCCATTTCATCTTCCACGCTGGTTGTGGCCTTGAGCCTGCCAGCGCGTTGCAGTTCTTCGATGGCTGATTGCACGGAGATGAGCTGCTCACCACCGGTGAGGTCTTGGAGTTGCTTGATGTCCGTTGCTTCCAGTGGCCGCTCAAACAGCGACGCGCTCATGGCGATGCCGGCATCTTCGGGGAGCTGCTCACCGGTGAACGCGCACCAGATCTGCATGAGCGATTGCACGGCGGATGCTTTGCGCTCAGCGATGCTGGCGATGGTCGCCTCAGTTTGCGCACCTTCAAGGCCGGCCTGCGTGGCGGTTTTCGTGCTGCCCGGATCGCCGTAGAGGAACCCGAGTGTCTGGCGGGAGATGAGCTTCTCAACCTCCTTGATCTGCTCCCGCTGTTCCGCCAGGCTGCTGGCTGATGGTTCTGCGAAGGAGAACGAACCGCCAGCATCGAGATCAACGATGCTGTTGGGCCCGATCACCAGCGGCTTGCGTGCCTCGCCGGGTGCAGGTGGCGTGCGGCCGATCGCGACGGGGACTGGCATCGCGCAGCGGCGGGTCTTGTTGCGCAGGTCTGAGCGTTGCTGGAAATGCTCAATGCTGTGCTCCACCACCTGCCGGAGCGGCAGCTCACCCTGGCCAAACCCGGCATGCTCGGCGGGATACCAGACCACGGGCGGGAAGGGTAGCGGCTGGCCGGATGGGGTCTGGTAGAGACCTTCGGATTCGACCGTGGCGGTGAGTTCGTTGGTGGCATCACGATCGATGCGGTAGACCGTCCAGCCTTCGCGGGTGATGACCTTGTAGCGGGGAACGGTGCGAACACCAAACGGCGGGTCGGGTTCTTCCTGCAGCAGCAGGATGCCAACCTGCTGCAGTGTTTCGACGCCATTGTCAAGGGCGGCGATCCAGTTGAGCACCTTGGCACGAGGGTGCATCAGCGCATACGGTCTGCGGCCTTGCGCGATCTCTTCAGCAGCGTTCTGCGCTCGACCGGCTGGCATGTCCACCGACAGCAGCACACCACCATCGCGCAGCATCAGGGTATCGGCCTTCTCTAGGAACACCGAGATGCTGTTGCCCTCTAGGTCGATGTTGTCCACGGCATCAGCCATGGACTTAGGCGGATTGGATAGCGAGAACTTGGAGAGGATGCCGGTAAAGGCAACGATCGAGCTACGAAAGAAATCAGCGAAGACAGAACAGTTCAGCCGGGATTGATACGCCTCGGGCGGTTCGGCCTCTTCCTGCGGTAGGTATTTGGATTTAACGCCACGCAGCATGTGGAAGGCGTCGTAAGCGCGATCAAGGTCGTCCTGCAGCTCGCGCAGGGTTGGATGCCGGTAGCTGGGCAGTTGTGGATCGTCTGTCGGGTGATCGAGCTGCACTGCCCACGCCTGGCCGTCATGGGAGTTTTCCGTTACCGGCACAGCCAGATCGCATGCCACGTGCCGGCCATCAGCAGAGCACCTAGCAGGCCAGACCATAGGGCTACTCGGATTTCATGATCACGGATAGCGCGATCCACCATTACTTGCACGTCTTCCTGGCTCATTGGTAGATGGGAGGCGTGTGGTGTAATTGCGTAAGGTTTCCAGGCGCGTCATACACGACCAACCGGTAGCGGTCATAAGGGATCCGCTCAACGCGAAACCATGCGCCGGGGTTGTCGCGGATGTAGCAAAGGCCCAGCGCGTGTGCTTCGGCTGCGGTGTCGAACTCAAGGAGACTGGCCATGGCATGGCGTGGCTGTGTGGTGGTGTTCATAGCGTAGGAGTTGCGGTTGGGCAATGGCAACGCTGCAGCGGATGCGGAGCGGGAAAGCCCGGCGGTTAGGCCGGGCGGGTGGCTGGTGCGTCAGTCCACCAGCTCGGTGGTAATGCCCAGCCGTTTGGCATTCCACCAGATCTCGCGGGCCTCTTTGGCTGACAAGATGACCCTGAAAAAACTGTCGCGACCCCATGTCTTAGAGATTCCGATGGTCTGATTGCTGCCAGAGCCAACTGAGCACTTGCTGAGCTTCCATGTGCGGCGCCGCAGCTCAGCACCGCTGAAAGTGCCGTTGTTGACCCAGACGGTCAGCAGCAGATCTGAGTTGTCACCGATGAAAGCATTGAGATCGCGCAGCTTGCCGGTAGCACCGCA